AATGTAACTCAGCATAAAGGATGGAGGAAGATAGAATTAGTTAAGTCACAGGAAGAATATATAACCCCTAACCAAGTATACAAAACAATCAATCATGAATAAAGAAGAAAGGTTTGTTTCCTTTTTCCAATCCCCAAGTACAGGACAGAGGAAGGCGGTAATCTGGAAAGAACTACCAAGAAATAAAATTGATCTCAAGTATGAAGTGGTAAAGCAAATAAATGAAAACAATTTGCCCGAAGATATGATACTTGGTGACGTACTTAGGGTTACCGTAGATTGTGTAGATATAATCCAGCAATGGATGGAATACAAAGTAAGTATAGAGGCCTGTCACGATTGTGCAATCGATAGTATGCACTATCCTAAAAAGAGTAAGATAGATGAAAACGGTTTTACTACTTATGAATCAAATTATATCTAGTATGTTATTAGCTGTGTTTATCCCCCTTCTTTTGGCCGGCATAGTATTATACATTAGCAAAAAAAGAACTTAAGGATGAAAGGGTAATAGGGTGTTATAATGTTAAAATAGCATCAAATAACTATGCCTTTTCAACCAGGTAACACATACAGTCAAGGAAGACCGAAGGGAGCAGAAAATAAAGAGACAAAGAAGATAAGGGAGGCAATATCGGCCATTATCGAAGGAGGTCTAGAGGACTTTAATCGAGTAATGTCAGAGTTGCAGGTACAAAATCCTTCCAAGTTTGTTGAGACATATATAAAGCTTCTTGAGTATTCAGTACCTAAATTAAGATCGGTAGACACTACGGTAGATCTTGGAAGCGAAACAGTAAGTAAGATAGTTGTAGAACTAAAACAGAGAGATGGAGATAACAATCCAGGCAACACCAGTATTCCAGAAGAACTACCACAGCAATAGACGCTTTGTAGTTAATCAAGGTAGTACACGTAGTTCTAAGACTTATTCCATCCTTCAGGTATTAATACTTAAAGCACTTGAAGCAGAAAGACCGGTTGTAATATCGATTGTAAGAAAGACTCTACCGGCATTAAAGAAATCAGTACTAAGGGACTTTATTCAGATACTTGAGACTATGGGATTGTATGATCCTATGTACCACAATAAGTCTGACAACACTTACGAGCTTAATGGTACTCTAATTGAATTCTTTAGCATTGATAATGCAATAAAATATCGAGGTAGTAAGCGTGACTACTTGTTTATCAATGAAGCAAACGAATTAAGCTATGAGGATGTATTTCAATTACAGGTTCGTACTACAGAACAAATCTTTCTAGACTTTAACCCTTCCGATAATCAAAGCTGGATTTATGATCTAATAGATCAAAGACCGCAAGAGGTAGATTTTATTAAGAGTACTTACCTTGATAATACTTTCCTGGAAAAATCTATTATTGACGAGATTGAAAAGCTAAAGGATACCGATCAGGATTACTGGAGAATATATGGACTGGGTGAAAGAGGTAGTCTAAAGGATTTAGTATATACAGTAACTGAGATTGATTCAGTACCAACAGATAGAGCATCTCTAGTAGGCTTTGGACTTGACTTTGGTTATTCACAAGACCCTACAGCAGTAACAGCAGTATGGAAGGAAGAAGATAATCTATACTTTTAGGAATGGAATAGACATACTAAGAAGACATAAGTTGTTTGTTACAAAAGGATCTAGTAACTTAATTACAGAGTTTAATCGCTATAAGTGGAAGAAAGATTCTGCAGGCAATCTACTAAACCAGCCGGTAGAGGTTTGGAACCACGGAATGGACTCAATAAGATATATTGCATTAAACATGTTAAAAGTTAGATCACAGAACTCAATTAACATATCTATCGTAGGTAAAGACGGTAGTACATTTAGGCAAACGGCAGCATACCAAGGTGGTAAGGTTGCAATAAGATAAGACTATGAAAATAACAATTACATATCCAGAGAGCTGGGCACAGATTAGTTACAAAGACTACATGCAGTATTATAATAGCGTTAAACCCTACGACGGTACTGAACAAATGGCAAGAAAGAATCTAGAGGCAGGTGCATTATATTTTTGTAAGGTTCCGGCAGAGTACTTGTATAAGTTACCTAATGAAACGTTTGCTAAAATAGAACAAACGCTTACAGACTTGTTTAGCGTATCAACTAAGATACCTTTGAGTAATCAGTTTGAGATCTTCGATACTACTTACGGATTTGTACCAAACCTAGATAATATATCTTACGGAGAGTATCTAGACTTAGTAAGCTATACTAGTAAAGACTTGTGGGAGAATATTCCTATTGTAATGTCCATTCTCTACCGTCCGGTTAAACTACAGTTAGGTAAAAACTATACCATACAACCATATACAGGTACTGATAATGATACTATTGAAATGTTTAGAGAGAAACTAAATATGGAAGTAGTGTTTGGTGCAACTAGTTTTTTTTTGAGTTTATATCAGGACTTACTGACCGGTATCCTTCACTATTCCAAAAAGATCCTGAAGCAGAAGGGGGACAAAAAAACTTTAGCCCTACTGCAGGATTTGGAAAAAAGTGGGCTGGATATCACTCAATTGCCGTTATCGCAAATAACGACTTAACAAAATTCGACTATATTACCGATCTAAACGTACATAAATGCTTAACCTTCCTTGTATACTTGGAAGATTATAATCAGCATCAATCTCAACTATTGAAACAGGCTCAAGTGCTTTTTAAATGAAATAAACAAAAGGGGTTATAATCTCGATGAAGAGACCCTATAAATCACTTAATCACGAACTAAGAGGTTATACTCCGCCTGCACCAAAACACTCATACGGACATGCAGTACCAAGGAATTCTATTCAAGCCTGTCTTTGTGCCGATAAATTAACCTATAGTAAGAAGTGCTGTAAGGGGTATTTGATAAATCAAGGAATAGGTGTAACTATTTCAGCCCCAACACTTAGGGCTTTTAGTTCTGGATTCTCTGACGGATTCTCATAAACTTATTATAAATGCCAGCACCTCAGTACACAAGACAGCAGATCTTAAATCAGAATACAAACGACTTTCCAAATAATAATGGAGGGTTAATTACTCCTGCCATTTTAAGAGACTATAATGCTAACGTAGCTAACTCAGTATTATTTTTAAACGAAAGCGTTAGTTCTTCTATTTCTGCATCGTATGCAGACTTTGCATTAACTGCATCATATGCATTAAACGCTACTACTACCTCTTCTTACGCCTTACAGGCACTAAGCTCCTCTTATGCCGGTACTGCATCAGTATTGTTAGGTAGTGTAGTTAGTGCATCCTATGCAGCAACTGCAGACAATGCACAAAAGTTAGACGGACTGGATTCTACTTCGTTTGTTGGTACTGGATCTTATAATATCGATTCTGCATCCTTCAATAATAAAATTAACTCACTTACCTCTGCTACTTCGTCTTACATAACTGCAGCACAGACTGCAAGTATGAGTGTATTGAGTAGTTCTTTTGCATTAAAAGCCCTCACTGCTTCATATGCAAATAATGCCGATACCTTAGACGGTTTAAACTCTACTGCATTTGCACAATTGAGTCAAAACAATACCTTTACAGGGGTAGCTAACTTTAATATCGTATCTGCATCTAATGCATATGTTCTTTCAGCAAGCATAGATTACCTAACAGTAATTTACCAGACTTCATCTATTATTGTAAGCTCTGGATCAAACGTATTAGGAGATGCTGCAGGCGATACACAAACACTTTGGGGTACAGTAGATATCAAAACAGGTCCAGTTCTAGTATCTGGATCATTAAATGTATCACAAGGGATTACAGGATCACTTCTAGGTACTGCTAGCTTTGCAAGCAACTCCAATAACGCAAATACTGCCTCATATGTCCTAAATGCAGTATCAGCCTCATTTGCTACACAAGCAGTAAACGCTACTACTGCAAGCTACGTATTGCAAGCAGTATCAGCTAGCTTTGCCACAACAGCATCTCACGTAACCAGGGCAGAAGTAGCAGGTACAGCTAGCTTTGTATTAAACGCTGTTAGCTCTTCATATTCCCTTTCTTCTTCTTTCTCTGATACAAGTATTAGTTCTTCATTTGCATTAAATGCTAACAGTGCAAATACAGCATCTTACGTTCTTAATGCAGTAAGTGCTTCATTTGCTACTAGTGCCTCATTTGCCACAAATGCACTTACAGCATCTTTCCTATCTGGTACAGTAACTTCAGCTTCGTTTGCCAATACTGCATCCTTTATTAATAGCCTGAATCAGGCGGTAGTAATTACAGGATCAGTTCAAGGTAATGTAACATCTGCAAGTATATCTTCAGCTACATCATCTCTAGATTTTAGTCAAGGTAACTTCTTTACCTCACTTGTTTCAGGATCAACATTCTTTAACATCACTAATCCTAGAAGAGGACAAACAGTTAACTTACTCTTAACTACGGCAGGTGTTGCATCAGCTTCATTTAGCTCTAATGTTAAGCAAGTATCTGGATCTAGATATACACCAACATCAGGATCAAGTAAGAACGACATCATTACATTTATATCATGGAATGGAAGCGATGTTTATCTAGCCAACGTTAAAAATTTAATCTAGACTAACCCTATGCCGCCCATTTTTACAGCTTTCGGATTTGTACAATCACCTGCAATATCTGTACCGGTATTTATAGGAGCATGGAGTGCAGGAGGTAATCTTATTACTACAAGAAATGCAATGCCGGGTATGGGCACTCAAAATGCAGGATTAGTAGCTACCGGTTTTGTAGCTCCTGCTGCTAGTAGGTGTACAGAAGAATATAATGGAAGTTCTTGGTCAGCAGGTGGTGCAACGATTAATGCAAGATATCAGGCTGGCGGAAGTGGAACACAAAATGCAGCCTTTATTCTCGGTAACTTTTCCCTCAATAATACTTCTGAGGAATATGACGGAGCTACTTGGTCTACTGGTGGTAACTTAATCAATTCAAGATCTTATCCGGCGGGAGCAGGGACTCAAAATTCTGGCTTAGCTATAGGAGGAACGGTACCTGGTGCTACTAACGGTAGGTGTACTGAAGAATACGATGGTACGTCGTGGTCGGCAGGTGGAGCATTAATCACCGGTAGGGCTAATGCTAACGGTATAGGTTCAGGTACCCAGAACGCTGCATTAGCTTCCTCTGGATACAGTAGCCCTGCTTTCGTAACATGCACTGAAGAATATGACGGGTCAAGCTGGTCGGCCGGAGGTGCAGTTATAACAGCTAGAAGTGCCCCTAGTCCGGCAGGTCAAGGGACGCAAAATTCAGGATTAATTTTTGGAGGAGTGAACAATAGCGGTAGATTAGGATGTACTGAGTGTTATAATGGTACTACCTGGGCAGCTGGCGGTGCTTTGATTAATGCCAGACATAGCGGAGGTGGGGGCGGTACAGATACTTGTGCTTTTTTAGCAGGAGGTGTTACGACAGCAGCAACTAACCTTACTGAAGAATACGCTTAATTATAGAAAATTATACATATGAAATATTACGTAAAAGAAAATACAGGTAAAGGATTTATAACTCACGAAGACAACGAGCTATCTTTTATTTCTGGTCATCCAGGAAATGTATGGTCAACCGATAACACGGCTTGGGCAGAAAGAGTAGGTGCAGTAGAAATAACCGAAGAAGAGGCCCAAAGCATTATTGAAGCTGCTATACAGACCTTTTCCGGACCTGTAACAGGAAGTTTAATCTAGAAAGAGTAAAGGACCAAAAGATATGCGTAGAAAACCAAGTAGAGGACAAGGATAATTAAAATTAAATAACATGCCAATACCTAAACCACACTCAGGAGAAGGAGAGAATGAATACATCTCTCGCTGTGCCTCCAAGCTTATTGGAGAGGAAGGATACGAACAGGATCAAGCATTAGCTATATGCTACCAACAACTATCAGTTCAACTAACAGTCAATAAGGACTGGAGGAAAGAATTTATGGGTATGAAAGATCCAGGATCACTCGTATCTAAGCTTTTCAAGAAAAAGTAAGTACAAAATCAACTATTATTAACCCACAGAGTTATATCTGTATAAATTACGTAAGACATGGATTCTAAAGTAATTCTCAACAAGATCATCACAATGCTTGGTATGGAGAATAAGCAAGTCGAGCTAGGTGGTAACGCCAATGCCGGCGGTCCGTTTTACGGTAAGCTAGAAGATGGATCTCCTGTAATGACCGATTACTTTGATGTAGGACATACATTACTAGTAATCAAAGAGGACGGATCTAAAGTAGCTGCACCGGATGCTGATCATACTGTTTATTTGCCTGTAGGCCTTGCTGGTGGATTCAAACGCTATTTTATCACAACCAAAGATGGAGTAATCACTTCTATGCATTTAGAGGATAATTACGACTCTATCGTAAACAGAATCAATTTCTCAGAACAAAAAACTGAAGACATGAACAAAGACACAAAATTAGCCTACAAAGAAAAGATGGCTGACATGGAGGTTAAGGATGAAGCTCCTGAAGTTAAGAAAGAAGAGAAAATGCAAGAGGGTGATTCAGCTCGTCTTGATTCTCTTGAAGAGCAACTTAACCAACTTCGCGTAGACATCGCTACTATCTTCGAAGAAATGAAGAAAGGTAAAGAGACAGAAATGGGTATGGAGATCAACGACGAAACTGCAAAGGTAAAGAAAATGCAGGAAGTAGATCAGCTACAAGGTCGTCCAAATTATGGCGGTCAAGGATCTAGCGGTCAAAATCTTTCAGCTCAGAAGAAGTTTAACGGTGCCCCTGTTGAAGATAAAGCTAACCTTGAAGGCCTTCTTAAGTCTAAGCCAGCAAACACAATGGCTACTGTACTTAACAGAATGGCTACATCTAAATTCTAATCACAACCAAATTATTAAATTTAAAAGAAATGGCTACAACTACTAACATTTCAACCACCTATGCCGGTCAATTTTCTGGAAAGTATATTGCCGCCGCATTGTTAAGTGCCCCTACTCTTGATAAAGAGTTGATCACTATTAAACCAAACATTAAGTACAAAGAGGTAATCAAAGTACTTAATCAAACTGGTATCATCCGTAACGCTACTTGTGACTTTACCGCTACTGGTTCAGTTGCATTGACTGAGCAAATTCTTCAGCCTCTTGAGTTCCAAGTAAACACTCAATTGTGTAAAGAAGACTTCCGCTCTGACTGGGAAGCTATCGAAATGGGTGTATCTGTATTTGATAACCTACCTCCAACTTTCACTGATTTCATCATCGCTAACACTGCCGGTCAAGTAGCCCAGCAAATCGAAACTAACATCTGGTCTGGTTCTTCAACTATCCAGGGTCAGTTCGACGGATTGCTTCAATTACTTGTTGGAGGTACAGGAGTAGTAGATCTTACTGCTGCCGCTCAGGTAACTAGCTCTAACGTAATCGCTGAGTTGACTCGCGTTGTAAATGCAATTCCTAACACCGTATACGGTAAGGAAGATCTTTACATCTACGTTCCAACTAACGTTGTTAAAGCCTACCAAGTAGCTTTAGGTAATGCTAACTATCAGTTCAACGCCTTCACTGGATTTGCTCCTTTGAACTTCCAAGGTATTAACCTTGCATGGTGCCCTGGTATGCCAAATAACACAATGGTAGCTGCTCAAAAGTCTAACCTATTCTTCGGTACTGCTCTATTGAGTGATAAGAACGAAGTACGAGTGTTGGATATGGCCGATCTAGATGGTTCTCAGAACGTGAGAATGATCATGCGTTATACAGCCGGTGTTCAGTATGGTATCGGATCTGATATCGTACTTTACTCTAGCCTGGTATAAGCTGACTAACGATAAGTGATAGGGGTAGGGAATAAAATCCCTCCCCAATTTCACTAAATAACATTAACTAACGAACTAAATAACATACAATGGCTTGTGACATTTCATTAGGTAGAAACGAACCTTGTAAAGACAGTATAGCTGGTCTACAAGCTGTGTATTTCATTAACTTTAATACTGGTAGCTTTGCAGTAAATGCAAACGATGTAATCACTGGATTTCCAGCTGGTACTACTGCATACAAGTACGAGTTGAAAGGTACAAATGGATACACAGAAACAGTTAACACTTCAAGAGATAACGGTACTACTTTCTTCAGCCAGGAGTTAAGCCTACAACTTAAGAAACTAGAGGCTACTATGACCAAGGAGTTCAAACTTCTTGCCTATGGCCGTCCTAAGATTGTAGTATGGACTCGTAATGGAGATGCATTGCTTGTTGGTAAAGAGTATGGTGCAGACATGACTGGTGGTACAATCACTACTGGTACTGCATACGGAGATCTTTACGGATATACAGCAGTATTTACCGGACAGGAGCCTTTACCTGCTAACTTCCTTAGCGGATCTACTTCTACCAATCCTTTCGCTGGAGTAACTAATCCTCCTACTGTAGTATACGGTACAAACAGCTAATACAGGGGTTTACATATTACCCTGTCGCCTGATATACTCTACAACCTGCTCGAAGCCCCCTTTCTAGGGGGTTTCCTTTTTTAATATGAATCAGAGTATTGGTGTTATATTAGTATGAATATTGTCACACCTAATCCTCCGGGGCAGATAAAGTTCAAAGTCAGAACAAGGCCTACACAGTCGTTCCTACCTTTTAAGGTGAGAATGAATTGGACAAATGAGGAGAGCTTGGTATCTGGAAGTGTAGCTGTAACAGCATCTTATGATGGAGAGGACTTCTTAATGGTTACTGCATCTCTATATACTTCAGCAAGTAACTTTTATAGATTTCAATTATTCCAGCTAAGTGGTAGCGGTAATGTAGAGTGTGTAGAACTGTATAGAGGTGAATTATACCCAACTAGCGAAAGTCCATACGAACATACTAGTGAACCATTCTACTCTTATACAGGTTCATTTAAT